AGATTTAGTTGAAGATGTGGATGTGGTAAATGAAACACCAGATCCAACTGGCCTATGAGTCATTATTCTTACAAATCATTTATTAGTTATTTATAATTTGCAAAATTACCTACTAATTTCTTCCCAATCCATAGATGCAAAAACATTAGCACCTGCGGCGTCACTGGAACAAATAAGTGACAACTCGTAAGGAGTTTTACTCAATCCATCTCTTTCGAGTTGGAATTTAAATAGTGCTTCTTTAAGAATATCTACTGGTGTTGAACCTTGCTGGGAAGAATTGAAAAATCCTGATGCTAAAACTCTTCCACCACTATAAGTTGCTGCATCAATTTTATATTCTATTGCACTATCTGTTCCTGCGCTTACCCAACTTCCCCCTGAAGAAGTTCCACTTGCTCTTACTTGCCAATTATAATTTGCATTATTTGTAGATCCTAAAAGTGAAAGTGCAGTGAGAATTACAATTGCATCCAATCTATCTGGTGATGATTTGAGACGGAGTGAAACTAAATTATAATATATTCCTGCTGTAGTTAAAGATACCGGAGATGTAACTGCCGTTCCAGCTGCTTGTTGCAAACCACGAAGTTCATAACCACCTTCTGAAATTACAGAAGAACAAACTTGTTTTAGTATGCTTGCACTAGTTGTAATTCCAGTATTTGCAATTTCAAGTCTCAAAGGTAATGATGCTGTTGTAATATAAGTGGATTGAACTTGATTTGCGTGGTGAAATGAATGGCAATGAATAAATTGTCCGTCAATCACAAAACCAACTCGGACTGTTCCTAATCCTAACCATTCAATATCAGTCCACATAATTTGACCTTTAGATGGGTCAAGTGTATAACCAGAGGGACCTGTTCCATCCAACTTATCATATAACCAAGATGATTGAGGAACTCTGGTTTCGGAAGTAATTCCTGTTACTAAACTTCTTTCTACAAAATTTACAGTAGATCCATCGACTTCAAAATAAATTCCATTATCTGTACCAAAGTATCCTACTCTCTGACGAAGATTTGTTTTTGGAGCATTCATTACAAATGTATTAATTATTTGTAATGATTTTCCTGGTTGATATGAAAATACTTTTGTTGTTTCTCTGATAACTGAATCACCACTTGTAGTTCCAATACCAATATTGATTAAACCTTGAGTCGTAACAAACCCAACAGTTGAACCTGTTCCTACAATCAAACTTGTCCAAAGATTATTATCTCTATATCTGTGAGAAGAATCAAAAAGTGTTAATGGAGTTGAAGTTCTTAATCGACCAAAAGCATCAAATTGTTCTTGACTTGGTTTATATAAATGTGACATTATACTACCCTCCAGGAATTATTTTTCCAAATAAATGTAAGTGAACCATAATCATAAGCAAGAATCGCACGATCTCTACCGTCAATCAAATCGGATCCTGTTGGTAGAATTGTAATATATCTATTAGTCCCCTTTGAAGCTTCTCCTAATTCATCCTTAACGATAAAAACTTTTCCCTCTCTATCTGCTTTTGGTAAAGTAATAGATACTGCACCTGCATAATTCACACCAATATAATAATCATTAGTAGTTGCAGAATAGGAGGAAGAGGTTACAGAAGTCAGTGGCAAATCCATATATGCCAAGTTAACTTCTCCACCCCCACCATGAGCATGAACATCACGCATCAATTGCCAAACAAGATTTTTTAATTCTTGTATTTCTCTTGATGATGGATTCTCTAAAGACTCAGAAACCTCTCTTGGTTTTTCTGTCTTTTTGATGAATTGTAGATATTGATCTACATAACTTAACTCTGCAGATTCTTCAATTTCATCACCACTATCTTCTTCATCTTCATCCTCATCTTCATCTGAAGTATCTGGGGATTCTTTCTTTTCTTTTTTTGGTTTAGCAGATTCTAATAGATTCTCTAAAAAGTTTTCACCAAAAAAGTCGTCACCAAGAAGAGAATTAAATTCTTCTTCCTGCTTCTTTTTACCTTCAGATATTATGTTAAAGAAAGAGGATAGATCATCGGACATTTATCACTCTTCCTCTTCGTATTCTTCCTCAGAATCATTACCACCGAAGAATGAGTTTGCTACTTCGGGTTTAAAAGCATCAACTCTTTCCGATGCTTTTGCAAAAAGAATATCTTTGATTTTGTCACTGATCTGAGATGGACTCTCATCCGCGACAATCATATCCATTAATTCATCCATAGTTTTGAAATTTACAATCGTTGTTATTTATTAAATTTCTCCACCTTTGGGAACTTCAACTGTTTTGGATTGAGATTCTAAGTCTGGTTCCATAACTGGTTGACCCAAATCCATTCCAGCAGTACCAGCATCCATAGGCATAGGAATTGGTTGTCCTGTCATAGGATCAATTTGCATTTGGGATGGATCAGGAATTACACCATCCTCAATTTCCTTTTTAATAATTGCATCTTGTTCAACAATTTCCTGATCAGTTTGACGAAGAATTTTACGTCTTACATAATCCTGAGAATAATACTTGCCAACATAAGGAGCAGCAGTAGCAGCTAGTGAAAGTCTCTCATTTAAGAGTTCCGCATCCTTAAGTTCGGAGAAATGATTATCGTACAGGAAGTCATATTGAATATGCTCATTCATTAAATCCCAATCTTCGGGAGTAATGATGTTCTTAAGAATCAATTGAGTCTTTAACATGTCACTGAACATGTTTGAGAATCTCTTTCTTAAACGACCAACAAACTTACTGAACTTAAGTTCATCTCTCAGAATCTCAGATGATCTTCCGAGATTGAATCCACCTTCTCCACCAACTCTTGAGGAAGGAACATTCAGGGAACGATAAAGTTTTTCTTGGAAATACTTAATATCTGTGATTTCTCCAAGGTTTTGACCACCAGGAAGAGTTGAGATTTCTGTTCCTCTGCCACCTTCACGACGAGGCAACCAGAAATCTTCAAGCATACTCATATACTTTTTATCATCACGAATTTCTCCAGTATCTGCGTTATAAACCAACTTATTACGATAACGCATCATAACATCACGGAGATATTGCTCTGCCTTTACCTTTGGAAGATTACCCACATCAATATAGAAAATTCTTCTTTCTGGAGCACGAGACAATCTGTAGATAACCAGAGAGTCCTCAATCATTCTAAGTTGATTGAGAGCTTTAATTGCTTTGTGTAGATATGAGAGAGTTGATCCCTTATTTCTATCAACCAATCCAGATGTGCAATAAGTGATAGAATCCTTAGACATCTTAATGCCGTTGGATTGACTTGTTGATGTTGGATTTAGTGTTGGATATGCTGTCTTTGGACTGTAGATAAAATACTCTTCAATTTCAGGGAACTCATAATCCATCGGATTATCATTATGAACATTTGCGAGTCTATATTGATCTTTCTTTTTCTTCTTATCTTGTCTCACATAACGCATCTTCATGGCGTCGATATATCTTAACTCTTGAATTCCTTCATGAGGATTCTTAAGATCAATGATTTTATGGTAGTAAATTCTTCCATCAACATACCAATTTCTATAGATTTCGTGTGCTTTCTTATCGAAATCTAAAAGTTCTAAGATATATTTAAATTCTTCTCTAATTTTTTTCTTGATACCATCACTGGCATTTAAATTATCCAGGTCAATTTGAACTGGACTATCATTTGTGTCTGATACAATTGCTTCATTTACAATATCTTCGATGGCACTATCACACTCTGGATGAAGTGCCATCTCACGATATCTTTTAATGAGATCGAACTCAGTTCTATAAATTCCTTCAATATCGACATATGAACCAAAAAAACCACTACTCAGATAATGGTCAACCCCGTCCTCATTATTAGGTGGGACGGGGGAAACCGCATTCGGAGATAGTGGTTCAGTATCCTCAATAGAGAATCCAAATAACTTTGCCATTATTAAAGTTCTTATCTACTTATGATCTATTTATTATGCTCCAGTTCCTGGTGCTTCAGGGAAGTAGTATTGGACTTGGAAGTCAACTGTAAACTCTTCAATTTGGTCTGAAGAATCATATGAAAGATCGATAGCAGAAACTGCAGTTGGGAAAATATCGATGAAACGATATTGTGCCAAAATGTTTGCGTTATCTCCAGTTGTGTTGTTACCCTGAGTGTTTGATGCACTTCTACCGAGTTGATAGACAATTGCTTGTCCCATGTAATCGGTTGGGTTTACAAGACCAGAATGATCTCCATACTGAGCAACATTTTGCATCCATGCTTCAAATGCTCTTCTATGTGAGAAGTTCTCATCGTTGATGATGGTAACAGTCCATACATCAAAGGTTCTATCTCCAGCAACTTTCAGAGTACGACCTCTGAAAGGAACTTCGATTGGGGCAACGTTTGATGCTGGCAGGGCAGCTGCCTTGCAAAGGAAACGGAAGTTTTCTTTGTCAAACTGCCCAGTGCCATCTCCTTGAACTCCAAGACTTACTCCTGCAGGAAAAGTAACGTCAACCTCAAACAGATTAGGACGAGCACCACCACCAATCAGTTTTGACTTAAATTGGGAAATGCCTCTTGTTGGAATTTGTGCCATTTTTAGGTTCCTCCTTTAGTAATTTATAATCTAAAATCAAACTTTACCAGCAACTTCTTCGAAGCTTACACCAGTTCTGGTGGCAACGAAGGTAAGAGTTACATAGTTGATGGACTTAGCTGGTTTCAGGAAGATGTCAGCTCTAAACTCATTATTATCAATTACGTCAGGAGTATTATTTGTTTCATCACAAATAACCAGGAATCCATAGAGTCCTCTCTTTGCCTGAACATCACGGAGATAAGGTTCAACAATATTGACGAAGTTTGCTCTTGTGATCTGATCGTTCAGTTCAAAGAGTTGTGCTTCTGCCGACTTCTGAAGTGCCTGCTCAACTGTCAGGAACAGACGACGAACGTTGATTCTATCGAATGCTGATGCATATCCGAGAGCAGTTTTATCACCAAAGAGGAGAATACCAATTCCTGGTTGGTTAACGATTGAGTTAATTCTTGCAGGATAGAGTTGATCTCTCTGTGCTTTATTTGGATTATATGCAAGTTTGATTGCATTATTCAGAATGCCTCTCTGCTGTCCTGCAGGTGAGAACCAAGGATAAGCAAAGATCGAAGTTCTTACGCACATACCAGCAACATCAGGGTTGCAAGGAATGTAACGGAACTTGTTATTGAATCTATCGTAAGTGTACTTATATCCACTATCAAAGATTGCATAGGATGAAGATGAAAGTGGAGCAAAGAACTGGATCACATTATCAGTCTGAGTATCGGTGTTGGTGATAGGACCACCATCTCCTTGAATCAGATCAGCTCTGTGAGGAGAAACAACTGCAATACAATCCTTTCTGTTATTTGCAATTGAGATCAGATGATTTGCTTTTGCTTGAGACTCAAACTTGTTACCAAGTCCAGGACCCATGATCAGGTAATCAACTGCAATCTCATCTTTGTTTGAGAAGAGGTTATATGAAGTAAACAGATTTCCGAGTGTTGCTGTCATTCCGTTTGTTGCGGAATAATCAACACCACCACCAAGTGCGTAGGTTACATTTCCTAATGCACTGAAGGTTATACCCTGAGCAAGTTGATTCCACTGACCAGCACCTTCGGTTACTTTCGTATAACCTGAAGAGAATCCAGTTGCAAGTGGAGTAGTTCCATGATAAGTATCATTTCCAGTTGAAGGATTGTCTCCAACATAGACGTAAGACGAGAAAAGTGACAGATAATCTTTCCAGAAGATCTTCTGTGGTGCGTTGACTGCAGAAACCGCATCAGTTGACTTCGAGAGATTCAGATGCTTCTCTAAGAGGTTTCCTTGAATACCAGTTACTGAACCAGTGTCATCAACGACAACAACGTGCAGAGCATCGTTCTTACCCTGCCTATCAAGAACGTAACCGTTGCTGATAGGTTTAGGTGCAATTGAACTCCAGAAAATAGTGGTATTGGTAAGATCTAGAGTTTGTGAATCATACCAATCTGCTACTGTAGTTACTGCAGAAACCGTTCCGTTTCCTGTTGCAATACCTGAGTTGTTGTAGAATGCGATTGTGTCTGATGCAACAAAGGAGGCATTTGCGTTTCCTTGTGCATAAGAAATTGGATACTCAACACCATTATCAGTTGCTCCAGTGGAAACTCTGGAGATGATCTTAACATCAATAGTGCTGGTTCCAGTTGTTGATGCAGTAGAAACACCAGTAATGATTCCCTTAATATATCCGTTGAAGGAATTTGTGGATCCTACTCCGGGGATAACAGCATTTACAAGAGGAGTTGTAACACCATATCCAATGACTGCACCAGCAGATCCAGGATCTGTTGTTGTAATACCGATAGTTTGATCTGCCTTGTCGTCAATTACACAGATCTTAAGATTGTTTGCCCAAGAACCAGGGTTCTTTGCAGCAAAAACATAATTTGCGATATCATCAGAGTAATTTGCCTGATAATCATCAAAGTTTTTAATTTTTAATGCGGTTGTGTATGCTAAACCAACACCAGCATTTGCGTTGTTTAATGATGTTCCATCAGTTCTTACAACCTTAAGAACACCACCATATGAAAGGAATGATGATGCACTCATCCAGTACTCATACTGTCCATCTGTAGACAGTGGCTTACCGAATACGTTAATGAGTTCCTGCTCTGTAGTTACGTCAATTGGGTCATCAACTGGACCGATTGCAAAAGGACCCGCAATTGCTCCAATATTATCTAAAACATTATCAGCTCTTCCTACGGTTAAATCAACCTCTCTGACGAGTACGCCTGGAGATAATTGAGGAGTCGCCATGTTTTTCTCCTGATACTTCAGTTTATCTGAAAATATTTATTAAAATGTACTTTTTGGGTGGGGAAATGGTGTGTGAACAGATTACCAGTCAGGATATTCCCATTTATCAAAGACTTTGGTAGTCATTCTACTGGTAATTATTCTCTTAATCGTACAGTCCTTACACTCGTAAGAATATGAAGATGGAACAGGACCTCTATCCTTTCTTGTTCTGTAGAATCCCTCTATTAAATTCTTTATTTCACCACAAGTTCTACACTTTCTATCGTTTAGAAGTAAGTGTCCAAGTCTAATCTGTCCGTCTAAATCCATTAGGATAGATACTCCCACATATATGCCCTATCACCATATTCATCAGTGTACCAACGATCTCCATCAGAATCTACAAAACTACTGTTGTCAAATCCATCAACAATAAATCCAAATGGTGCCATATCTTGTTCAATCTGATTCTTTTGTTCTTCGTAGATTCTCTTACGAACGTCCTGATCGGTAAGTTCTTTGAAATAATCTTGTGCAACTAACCAAGCATAAATTACCAGACACATAGCCAGGTCATCATTACAACCCTCCTCTGCTTCAAAGGAGTTATGCTTCTGAATAAAAGTTGTAAGTTCTGCAATTATCTCATAGTCATTCAAGAGAAGTTTATTCTCCTCAATCATCGTCTTAAGATTGAGACATCCAACTTTCTTTACTGTCTTGGACATCTTAACTCCCAGTTGAGTTTTCTTACCAGAAAATCCCTGACCAACAATCTGTCCTGCTCTACCTCTCATAGAGCACATGAGGAGATTGTTGTATTCTAAATCATAGTGAATAATACTTGCTACCTGATCTCCAACATCATTTACTTCACATAAGATGTAAGAGTCATTATAGTTTCTTGCAACATCTACAATAATGCTTGGGAAAAGCATCGGTTTAATTTCGTTGTTTCGATACTTTGCTACAACTTTATGTGGAAATGTTGTAATATCAATTACGGTAAATGCTGAGTAGTCATTACCAACACCACGAGCAACGTCAACGGTTACAACATAATCATGATTATCTTTAACATCTTCATAAACATCTAGACCAGCACTTCGTTTAAGTGGATGATCATATACTAAGCTCTTAAGTTTGCTTGGTGCAATCAGAGTATCAACAGATCCTAAGAATTCGCATTCAAACTCAACTTTAAATTGCTGTTCTGAGGTGTTTGCAATTGTTTGTGCTTTCCATGCATCATCTCTTCCCGGAACCTCACTCCAGTGAACGTCGGTTGGAATATATTCATTCTTTCTCTTTTCCGCATCATGCCACATACGGTAGAAGTGATTCATACCGTGAGGAGTAGAAACGATGATTACCTTCGTGCTCTTACCAGAAGTAATAGTTGGATAAACGGATGCAAAGAAAGAATCTGCAATATGATTTGGAACGAACGCAAATTCATCCAAGAAGAGAATATTAAATGACATTCCTCGGACGGCAGAAGCAGACGTTGATGCTGCCAGAATCTTAGAACCATTCTCCAGTTCTAATGAACCCTTATTCCAAGAGATGATACCCTGCTGCATCCACTTTGGTAAGTTCTCATAAGCAGTCTGTAACCTATCTAGGAGTTCCCTGGCGGTTGCTGCTTTGTTTGCCAGGATACCGATGTTAACATTATCGTTAAACACGGCATAATGGAGCAGGAAGGATACAACAGTGGTTGATTTACCAGTCTGTCGTGGCATCTTACAGATATTAAATCTGTGATTATGGAAGTTATTAACTAACTTCTCCTGGAAGGGATACATCTGAAAAGGTTGTAATCCCTTATCAAGAGTAACAATCTTTACATAATTCTTAGCAAAGTAAACCGGATCTTCCTTACATTTTACAAACTCAAGAATCTGATCTTGAGTAAATTCAATAGGAGTATTGGCTTTCTTTAGTAGTGGATTACCAAGATAAACATCATTTGACATAACAAAAACCTACTTTTAATTACAGTTCCAACGACGAAGTGCTTTATTGATTCTTGAATCTGGATCTCTTGAAGTTTCTGCAGAAGTAAGTTTTGACTTCATACCTTTCATACGACGGCAAAATGATGCACGACGATCTGCTCTCTTGCCAGTCGGATTCTTTTCTGTTACTGCTGTCTGAAGTTTTGAACCTGGATTCTCACGACGATATGCATTAACTGCTTTCTGACTCAATCCGTCAGTTTTATCTTGACGATTAACCTTTTGCCAATCTTCTTCAATCTCAACTTCTTCTCCGATGTTCTTATTGTTCAGGAGATAATTCTTAGATCTCTGATCGATAACCTGAATCAGAGGCATTCCTGGTTGCAATCCTGATACGTTATACTGAAGAACTTGTGCTCCTGGATATATCTTTTGAATTTCGTCAGTTACATCCTTTCTTGATGGTGTATTAACTTGTGGGAAGAACATTCTTACCGAATAAGTTTTTCCTCTCCAAGAAAGAATAACTGCAATAATATTTCCATTTTCTGATTGAAGTTTAGTTGCTTCTTCCAATTCAACTTCTTCACTTACAGATTTCCATCCACCACCTTTTGACTTATACCACTTAGAAGCCCATCCATTTGCATATGCACTTGGATAAACATCAAATTTCTGCCTTGCAAGTGCCTTTGCTCTTGACCAAAGTTTTGTATTGGTTGGTTTATTTTCTTCTTCAAGTTGCTTTAATTGCTTTTCACCTTCAATCTGCTCTAAAATTTCATTAACCAATTTACTTTCACTGGTAGGAACACAATTTGGAACAATTTTCTTTCCCTTCTTTTTCATGCCAACTTGCTTGTATCCAGACCAACATGCCTCTTCCATTTCACCACTATCGATATAGTCAGCAGCACTGTCTAAGTAGTCTGCTGCTTTTGTGATTTTTGATTGAACCCATGCTTCAATATTTCCCTCACCTTTTCCTATTTTTTTCTGAAGTCTCTTAACAGCATTTGCTACTGTAGATAACTCGGATCTTGCCATCGAATATTCATGATCTTTATTTTTGTTTTCCATTAACTTTGATGGGATAGAATACATATCCCAATACTTTGGACCATATGAACATTCCGATCTTAATTCATTCTTTTCACACTTCGGACAATATCTCTTTGCACCAGACATTACTGGTAAATCATTCATTTCCATTTCTTCTTTGATCTTATTAGATGACATGATGGGTTTTCCTCCTTTACCAGATCTATCAGCAACAGGATCTTTTGCTCTCTTCCTTCTCACTGCAGCAGCAATTTGATCTTTGGACATCTTTGCTGCTTTTTCCTTTGAAAGACACTTTGGTTTTGGTTCTCCAGGTTCACGAGCACACTTACCAATTCTTTCACCTTTAGTGTTATATCTATCCCATCCTCCACCACCAACACCACCTTCTCCACCTTTTCCAAACCAATCACGAAGATCTTCTTTTACATCTTTAAATTGTTTGTGGTGTTTTTTAGCATCTGATTCCATTTTCTTCAAACGAGTATAGTAATCTGGAATTTCATCTAAATGCTGAAGTGCAATATCCATTGCAAGTTCATGATCTTTTGTATGTTCATGTTCAATAGGTTCTCCCATGTCAAGTTGCTTTTGAATGAAAGAAACATCAAGACGATGCTTCTTAGCAATCTGTTCAACTGTTTTATGAGACTTCAGTTTATTCATTTTTTATTTTTATTTATCTTCCGGACCAAGTTGATTCTTCAATAACTTAGATAACTCTGCTGTGGATCCAACAAATAAAGCATTTGTAACATTTGTAGGACCTTTCACTTTCTGCTCATCGATATCTTTAAGCTTCTTTTGCAGATCAATTAATTTATCTGTAGCATCAGCAACATTTTTAATCAACTGTCCAGCAACCTCATATGCCCTTGGCATTTCACTTTCTTGAGCAAGTTCTAAGATACCATTAAGTGCCTCCTGCCCCTTTTCAATAATAGAATAAAGATTACCTCTGGTGTACTCATAGTCCTTTTTCAAATCATCTGAGATTGAAGAAATAGATTCAATCTTTTTTTCAACAGTCTCTACTTCTGAAGATACAATATCTCCAGCAACATTAAACGCATCATTTAAATTATCAAATTTTTTTGTCATTTTCATAACGTTCCATTAAATCCAAAATCGTCCCCAAACTCTATGAGATTTGCATCTGCATTTGTAATGAGTTTGACCTCAGCACCAGATACATGATTTGATGGTGATGTCTCATCAAATCCCCTTTCAACTGTAATCTTGTTTGCTGACTTAGAAGCAACTCTAAAGTTTTCATCATCAATAATAATAATTCCACCAACCGCAATAGAAGAAGAATCAGCAACTTCAATAATTGTTGCTAAATCTGTAAGATCTTTTACTAAAGTTGTTACAACATTATTTGTATAACTCTTAGTTGCTCTTGGATCAACAGAGTAAGTTACTTCTCTTGTTGGAGTATTTGTACGATCTCCCGCAATATAACCAACAGAAACTTTTTCGATGATATCCTTGGAAACATCTGCAACAGGACCAAACAGGTATGTTTTTGCAGTAAATCTAAGAGTATAAATTAATGCTCTTCTTGTAGAGTAATCACCTTCATAATCATCTTGCATAGTGATTCCCTCAAGAACAACAGGAATATCTCTTTTTTCTCCTATTGTTTCAACCAAATCCACACTCATAGTGTATGCTGGCTGGAAATATGGAATAACCTGTTCAATAATCTGAAGCATGTCATCATTCAATTTAGTCATAATGCTCAGTTCAAATGACATATTATATGGAACTGGCATGAATGATTTTCTTGGTTTCGTTTTATCTGCTGTTATTGCGGATAAGAACGTTTGCGTTGTTGTTACTTTTCTTGAAGTATCGTAAGTAAGTCCAGTAAATTCAAATGACATTCTTGGTAGACTCATTTGAACTGGTTTATTAAGATCTGGAACTTGCTCTATTCTTGCTAAGAATTTTTGAGTTGGTCCATAAGCAAGAGGAACTTTTATAGAACTTACAACTTGATTGGAATTATTTGTATGCTTAATTGTGATATTATTGAACAAAGAACCAAACGAAATAATAGTTCTTCTCAATATTTCGTGGTAAAAATATTCAAACATTTGTCAGGAAAGTTAGATATATTATTTATGGATTTCCAAATGGATTCAACTCAGAAAAATCTATAATTTCATCAGACTCGGTTTCTATATTATCGTTATCCGCAAATCTATCAACTTTATTGTATTCCTCAAGAACTCTGAGTTTGTATGATGCTCCTGATTTAGATCCAGTTAAAACATCACCCTTAACAAAGTTTCCACTAATATTTGAAACTTGTAAGATATTTGTTTGAGAATTCCAGTTTTTAACTCTAGCTGTTGTTCCACTAATACTTCCAGTCACAGTCTCATTAACAACGTAAGTACCTATACCTGAAGAATATGGTGAAGATATTGTGATTGTTGGAGTTGCTGTGTATCCAAGTCCTGCATTTTTGACATAAATTGATGTAACTACTCCTGCAGTATTAATATATGCAGTTGCTATGGCAGTTATTCCTGTTCCAATAGGGGCAGGACTAATAGTTACAATTGGTGCATTTTCATATCCAGATCCACCAGAAGTTACGGTTATAATTCCTACAATTCCATTTCCTATTGTTGCGGTTGCTGCTGCTCCTGCTCCACCACCTCCGGCAAAGGCAATTGATGGAGCAACTGTATATCCATATCCTGGATTTATAAGTTCTACTCCCTGAACCTTATATTTTTCTTTATTACCATTACAATCAATCAAACCACCAATCATGGTAGCAACACCAACAGCAGTTAATCCTCCAGCTGGTGCGGAAGAAATTGCAACTCTTGGTGCGGAAGTATAACCGTTTCCTCTATTTGTAACGGTAATAAATCTAATTCCACCATTAACAATTCCTGTTATTGCTGTTGCGGTTGTTCCGATACCAACCATAGTTAGAGATTGTATGTAACCCTCTTCAGTAACGTTATCATCAATGTAATCTATACCAGTATCAACAATTTCATCCTCATACCTAAACAGTTCACATCTTAATTCATAGACATAATTCTTTTGAAGTTGATAGAATGGTTTTTCATGTTCAACAAATTTTATTTCAAATAATCTATCTCCAAGTGGGAAATAAATTAAGTCTCCTTCTTTTGGTCTAGTTGATAACTTGATATTTGCTAAATCTTTGATGAGAGGAGAAATATAATTTTCAAATCTTTCTCTAGAAATAACAAGGGTTAAATCATTTAATGGTTGAACACCGAATTTTGATAGAATTGTTCCCTGTCCTTCATATCCTTCATAAGTGCTTACATATGCCTCTAATGGATATGCATTATCAAATTTAGATTCTATTACCTCTTTAATTATTGTATTTTCAGTGACATATTTCCTAGGAATATAATAAATGTCAACCCCATACATTCGGAGTTGTTCATTTATTAAGTCTTGAATCAGACCTTGTTCTGTACTTGAACCTTGTAGGAAAAATGGATTTAACATATTATCCTATCATGTCTAATGGTGGAAGCTCGTATGTATTGGACATTCTTTCCATAATCAAATCAATTTCTCTTTGAGCATCGTCATAAATTTGACGACCATTTAGTTCAATACCACCAGGAAGTTTTACTCCTTGGAATTTAATCAAGTTCTGACCCCACTGCTTTTTAATCAATGCAGTTAAATATGGTTTCAAGAATGAGTCATTCCACACTCTTGAATAATCATTAGGATCTAAGGTTCTGTAGCAATCTATGACCAGATAAGTATCAGAACTCATGGCCCTCCAATCAATGTCGAGATATAATCTATCTTGCCTCTTATTGAATCTTATTTGTTTTTGTGTGGTAAGTAAAAACTCGATGTCTTCCAGATAAGTTTTTACCATCGCATAGGTTAATATCTCTGTCGAACCCCAGTAATAAACATCATTCAAGAATAACTGATACTTGACACTAAACATATTATTGGTAATAGTATTAGTGCCATCAAAATGGAATATCTTATTTACTCCAATTACTGATGGTGGAATTGGTAAGTAGTTCCCAGTTTCGTAGAAATTAAACTGAGTTGATACTCCAACATTTTGATTAACTGTAATCGTACTAATTCCTACACCACTTGCCCCAGATGCTATTCCTCTATCAATATCATCTTGAGTAATTTTATATTTCAGATATGTTTGTGCAACTCCATCAAAATGCCTTTCTTGGAAAAACTGAATGGCATCATCAACTAGGTCCTCAATCTGCTCATCAGCAACGTTAATTTCCAAAACTGGAGCACCCAGTTTTCTTTTGCAATAATCAATTAATTCTTGTCTGGTTGATGGTTGTGCCATTAGAATTTAGATACAACTTCTTGCTGTTTTAAATATAATTTAATATATGACTTAGCATAATTCTTGAGCAACTCAAGATCATCTATACTATCTATATCTCTAGAAAGTTTCTCATATTCAAACATTTTATTCATATCCTCTAGTTGTATCTGATCAGGATTCATTTTGCCAAGTTCCTCAATAATTCTTTGATCTCACTTAAATCATTTTTAACTTCACCAATATCACTTTCTAGCTTCTCAATTCTTTTTTTCTCAGACTCTTTATTGTTTTTTAAATTAATATAACTTTGATATGATAAAGAATCTGAGTTTATTATCATATTGGTATCTGGATCACGATATAAATTTGGATGGTTTTCTACTTTTAATTTATTCATAATTATGCAAGTGCAATAACTCTCAGATCTTTTAATCTTGGTGGATAAGCTTGATTGGTAGAAGATCCTATAATTTTAATACTAAAATATCTAAATGATGGTAGATTATCTATAGTAAATTCATAATCTTTAAATTCTATCGAATTTGAATCAAATCCAATAATATCTGTTTTTGCGAAATTTACATCTGGTGTTCCATCACTTAGAGAATCATCTGGTTGGAGTCCAGAATCCAATCTCTTTTTATTTACATATCCTGGGAATGGATAATAAATTGGAGATTCATCCTTATCATTCAATATAGAATATAAAACTCTTAAATCACAATATGTATTGATATGGGCAGATATTAGAACCTTTATTGAAGTTGCTGAATTTTCTAATGAAAGTGCATTAGTAGCATAAACAAAGGATGAAGGATCATTTTCTAATTTAGAAACTCTATCATCGGCAGCATAATTTGATATTGGATTATTAATTCTATTCGTTGTAAAGATAATACCAACACGATCTAAATCAATTACTGGAGATATGTAATCATTTGATGTAAATAGGTTTGATGTTAAAGTAAATGATTTATTACCAGGAAGACTATCAAGTTTTGTCGATTCATTAATAGGTGAACAAATAATTCTTGGATCATTAAAATAATTATTGGAATTTAAATCAATATTTTCAAAACCTTTGTCTAAGAATGAAGTTTCTGTACCATCAACACTTGTGCCACTTACAGTTCTTACAAAAGAACTAATACTGGTTCCTGGAACAGTAAGAGTTTCCACAGTTGGTCTTATCATTTCAAACTGTATATTTTTAGATGCTTTTATTCTTAAACCACCTGAAGATTTTGTTTCATTTATATAAAGATTTGGGAAACTAGAAGAACTTCTATTAGTTATTCCTTGTGGTAAAGAACCAGTATAATCCGTATTTGAAGTATTAACCTTTAGAGTATAATAATCAAGATCAATAGGATCAGATACTGAAGCATCAGATAAAATATGTTGTTTATTTATCCTTCTCAAAGATATTCCAGAATTTTCATATTTAAATACTAAAGCATCACTGGGATAACTCTTTGAATTTGTGCCATCAATTCCACGAGTAATTCCTGTTAAAACATTTGCATTGACTCCTTCATATGCAATTATTTCTTTTCCAATTAAAATATAACCTGGATTTGTGGTTCCCACTCCAACATTTTCAAAGGTGCCAAAATTAGTTGCATCTTGTAGAATTATATCTGATGTTGATGTTGAATCATATGATGTCGTTAATTTAGTTGGTAAAATATCCGATTGAACATTTGATATAATCACTGTATTTTCGGTTGCGTGCATTCCGTGGTTCTTGTGATTTACTTTTATATGAAGTCCATCGGAAATTCCAATAATACCATCCGAAACTATCGTAACATTTCCACCAACAGATGAATTTAAATTGGTAGTTATGCCGGAATTATTAATATATTGTATTGTTTTTCCAATTCCCGTAGCAAATGAACCTTGAACTTGATCTATGATTAATTGATTTATCCCAAAAATATTTGATACCGAAAATTGTGCATTGAGACCTAAAGAACTTAGTCCAACTTGAGTTGGTGTTAAAATGTCACCAACAACATACCCTGTACCACCACTTGTAATTGTTGCTGCAACAGCCACTCCATTTTGTATGCTAACATTAGCTGTTGCATTAAATCCACTACCAGTTAAACTAGTTAAAGATACATTATTATATGTGTAATTTCCGGCAGATGGAGTGTATCCTATACCGGCATTTATAAGTTTTAAGGTTCCAAATGCAGATCCTGCTGATCCAACATAATTACCAGTACCGTTAGATCCTTGTTGAATTATCGTATTTCCTAGTGTTAATCCTGAGTCTTGAACGGTTGTTCCCAATCCAACTCTAATTTTTCTGGATGTAAATTCTAAAGAATCTTTTAAAAGTGTTGGTAGTTGATTATTTCCTTCCAATAAAGATGGGTTATAGAAATTAATACTACCTTGAGTTTCTAAAAATCTTGCTCTATAAAGATTAAACTTTAAGTCCTCATAAGGACTTTCTACCCAAGTAGATGAATTCTGAGACTTATATAATCCTCCAGAATTTGGTTGTTTGGTTACTACATTTCTAGAGAACTCTTGACCACCTTCTAATACAACCTCCTCTGGTAAGTTACTGACATCAAATTCTCCTATTTGCGAAACCCATACATTGTATGAGTTTGAATTAGATGTTACTACTAATGCGTGAAATTTACCACCTTGAAGATAAACGGGAGAATCAAATGTAAATTTGGTTGGTACAGATGCATTATTGGAAACATTTACTTTATTTGCATCTAAAACAACCTCACTAAATGGATAAACTGAATTTGTAGGATATCCAAGTTCAATGGGTCTTAATTGAACCGTAACAGGAAGTTGATCATCTTTTGTTTGAAAAAACAACTCAACAGAAGTCACAAATATCCCAGTAGAGGGATTAACATAAAAAGTTTGTGCTAATGGATCTGCTAATTTCATTTATCTTTTAGAATAATTTATTTTATGGTCCCTTTAATAGTATTTAGAACTTTTTAATAGTAGCTACCTGGTGCTGCAGGTGTTGAAGGACTTGAAGGACTTCCATTACGAGCTCCATAACCGAATGCACTTCCTAAAGTGTGACTATATATTCCAGTATTACTGCTAGCTTTTACATTTGCTCCTGTCCATATGCTAGTTTGTCCAGGTGCATATTCAAAGATTCCGTTTCCAACATAAACACCATTGGTTACGGTTCCATCAGCATTGAAGGTTACTCCGTTATAAGTGCTTCCGGCAATAGTTGCAGAAGATGCAGTCCAGATGTCCACAGCTGGTCTCACTGAAGGACCTGATGGTCCACCTCCACGTCTTATTAGTCTTGGTTTCTGTGGTGCTCCTACTGGTGTTCTTGGGGTTGAAGGAACAGGAGTATATGTTATACTCGTGGTTGAATCACTATCAGTTGTTGGTTGTTCCTCTGTAATTTCTGCAGTTTCAAGACGGAGATCTCTAGTTACTAAGATATTTTCTTTAGTTTTTGTTGTAAATCCTTCTGCATAGAACTTTTCTTCAGCACTAGTGGAAACCAATCCACCTACTGATGTATTAACATCACTACTGGTCATTCTAAAAAGTTTAGTACCTGTCTGGAATTTTGAACCCGATAAAGCATTAGGATCTGGAATAAAGAAAGATCCAATGAGTGTTCCGACATTATCAGTAATAAGTCTTATATCAGTAATTTTTGCTATAGCTCCACTCTGAAGTCCGAATAAGATCGCATCTCCCTTAAATGCTCGTCCACCATACATCCCTTGAGTGATATTTGATAAAGAATATGTATCAATATTTAATAAGGTTGAAGTGCTTGAATAAGATGATGGAATTGTATTTGTTCTATCGTATGGATTGACTGTGAAAACATCAGTAGGATTATTATATGGACCGTATTTGTGATTTGGTGTACAAAGTCTAAATGTAAAGTTTTCTTCTACAATTATTGAAGGGTATGCACAAGTATTTCTATCTACTTGCGTTTGCATCGATGATAACATTGGGAAAGATCCCTTATCCGTAGTAGAAGAAATAGAAATAAGTTCAACATCTTCTCCAGCAATAAAAGAACCACTTTGCATAGTGATTTCTAATAATTTAGGTGTACAATAATCAGTAACATTAACTCCATCAAAGAAATTATAAACCTGAGTAAATGGTTTCATTCTCTTTGCAGTAAATTCAATGTTCCTCTTTCTCATGTAAGGAAGTAAATCAATACTTACAACAGAGTCTCCAAATGATCTATTGTTATATTGTTCAGTAGCAACTTGTCTAGTTCCTGATCTAGTGGAGGTGCCAGTTTTTGTTACAGTAGTTGTAACTTCTGTGTACAGTTTATTACTCTGTTGATATTGTTTAGTCTGAGATGAAGAAGATTCCCCAGTCCAATTGGTTTCCCAAGAATTCCAAGTTACTGGACCAAAACCAGTTTGACTATCAAATCCTTCTTTTGAAAGTTGTTCTAATGTTTGAGTATAGTTTCCTTCAACAGTAATAGATGTTGCTTCAAGTCTTACTGGATCGATCCAAACATCAGATGATGGATAAAGTTGAATAGTTCCTGCATAAAAAGTGCTTCTATAAGGAGCAACATTAACAACTTTTGTTGCATATGGTTGCGTAGTTTCTAATTCCTCACTATAATCCAAAGTTAACAATTGACCAGTTTGCTTAACTCCAGAACCAACCAAATCTTCAACAAATCTTAAATCTACACTTGTGTTTGATGTTTGAGTAAGACCGAGAAGAGACTCAGATCCAATTACTAAATCTAATTGAGTTGTGTAGTGTGTTGGTCTTAGTTCTGATTGTTTAACATCAATACTATTTTTTACTCCAGTTATTTTCTTTTGGAATAAAGTACTTGTAAAGTTATCAACAAAGAATCCAGATTTAAATCTATCTAATCCATTTTCATCTCTAATAGTAAAATTAGAAGTATCTGTTTCTAAAAGTGATAATGTTGTATAGAATTCTAAATTACTAATTCTTTCTTCGAGTTTTTGGATATCAGACATCCGATATCTCTTATGCTTCACTAAAGATACTGTTGCCTCATTAACTGAGAACAAGTATGCAGGTAAAGTGATGGTTGCAATTTCTATTGCATCAAGTATTGGTAAAGGTAATTGTGGATTTTCCGAAGACTCTCCAATTTTTAACTGGAACAAACCATCTTTTGTGAAGAAAAGTCTATCTATTCTAGGAAGATAGAATGAATAATCAATATTGATAGATTCGTCACTGGCTAAAATTTTAGTATTTTCATTCTGTGAAGAGATCAAATTTCTTCCTAAAAATTCAAATGGTGATCTTGAACCCTCAGATACTGTATATGTAGAAACTCTTGGTCTAACATCAATTATATCAGAAACAGATCTTCTATTTCTATTTGTAATACTTGGGAGATTTGCATAATTAAACTGTTGATATGAATTTGCGGTTAAAATGTCTCCTCTATCAGAATCAGAAACAGAAGCCGATTCAAATATTACTCTTAATTTACGATTAGATTCTTTTGCATTCGGGTTTCTTACCAATTTAGAATAAGAGCATATTGTATCAAAATAACCACTATCTAAAGTATATCTACCCGTTATATTATTGCTTCCTAAAGAAACACTTGATACTATTGCTTCAATACCAGATTCTTCAAATCTAACTACATCACCTACTGAGAATGAATTTTCATTCAGACTGACAAAACCAACCGATAAGTTACTCCTTATTTCTGTAAATAATGCAATAGTTTTTCCTGAGGAACTGATAATTTTTTCACCTATAATTAAGTCTGATGTTGATGCAGTTGGACCAGATAATGTTGAAAAAGTTAATGCGGGCAGAATAGGATCATTAGTATCATTAGACTCTAATACTGCATAGATAAGTGTGACATTTGGACGCAATAAGCAAATTTCCTCATCTTGAACTCTAGTTCCGTATGGATAATTTCCATACGTTAATCCATCATTTAAAGTTGTATTTCCAATACCAGATCCTTCATTTTTAGAATTGGAAATTATTATTGAATTTACTCTATTTTTATTTTGTACTTTCTCTCTAACATTAATTTTTCTTAATGTTGTTATTAATTTTGCTGCTCCAGATCCTGACAATCCATTAATCTCAAGACCTCTGCCTCCAGTATTAAACTGGAATTTATCCGAACTTAATGGTTCTATAGTTCCATTATTTCTTATTAATACATATCTTTCTTCATCATAAGGTAAGAAAGTTTCATCCGATGAAACTAAAGTAGGAGATATAGTAACACTACCCGAAGAAATAGTTACATCATACTGTCTTCTGATTACTAAGTTGGAAGAAGTTAAATTAACTGAAGAAATTTTTTCCTTAGGTAAAAGAGTATATAAACTATTATCTGTGGAAGATTGTAATTTAGTAGTTAGTAATTTAAAGTCACTAGGATTTATAGAAACTGTAGGTAAAGCACCTTCACATATTCCAGATACTGTGGTTACTCCAGTTATTTCCAAATAAGACTTTTGTACATTGCGTACTCTTGCATATGTTGGAACACTATCTCTTGGATTTGAGAAAGATACCAAATTACCTACAGTAGCAATGCCAACAAAATAGAAATCACCAGAAGTTACTGTACTAATTCCAGTGCTAACGTCTACTGGACTAATATTTACTTGTCCTATAGCGTTTGATGTAGATTGGATGGTATCCGCACTAAATGTACCGGCAGAACCAACGTTAGAATAAATTGATTTTATATCACCAATCCCATAAGAAGTTACTGCTGTAGAAACTCTAGTATTTTCTATTCCATCAAAAATAAGTTTCTCCCCAATACTAAATTTACCACTAACATTGTATGCGGTAAGTATACCTGAATTTGAAATATCGTATCTTAAGAATCCTACTGCTCCACTAGATTTTCCTTTTACCTGTGTTGGAGTTAATAGGGTTATTGGTTCATTTAAACGAATTTCTGAATAAGTTTGAATATCATATAATGATATATCCCATTGATTTAAATCTAAATTACTTGAATTATAAGATCCCGACTCTAAGGCAAAATCATATACTCTAGCTAATCCAATTTCTTTTCCGGCAGCAATAGTGCTTGCAACTCCTATTATAGAATAGTTTGTAGAGGAGGTTCCAACTCTACTATCTCTTAAACTTACATAATATGAGGTTGATATACCAATAGTAGGACATCCACTTACTCGATTTAAAGTAAATGCTGGTCCAACAGAATATATTAATTCTTGATTTGATAATGTTTTAGTGTCCCTTGGTTTTTTGAAATCTATAAAAGTTGTTGAAATAGTTTCTGCTTCAAAACCTTTTACATAAGCTTTTAATGGAGATACTTGATATGTGCCAAGATCATCTGATGGAGTGTTTCCTGAATAGGTTTGAACGTTACTTGAAAAAACTCCATTATTTCCAAGATAATCATTTAAAGTATTTCTTACGACTAAAGTTGGTGGATTTACATAATAATCACCAGACTCATCAAAAGTTCTTCTTGCAAATTCATTCTTTAATTCACCTAACTCAGTATTTACAACTCTTTCCGATAAAACTCCATTAACAATAGATGCAATTTGTACAAAATTTGAAGGATTGTCTACTTCCTGTGGAATTTTTACCAAAAATGCATTGATACTAAATCTATCAGCACCAGGAGCTGCATAGTTTAAGAATCCATTAGCATTATCATTTAAAGTCTTATCTTCATTAGAGGTTATTATTTTTTCTTCAATTTGGAAACCAACTTTATAATTTGGTGCATTATCGTATTGATCTAAGAATAATATTTGATTTGAAACAGAAACAAATGTTCCTCTTAGATAATATACACCACTACTTAATATAAAAGCAGATCCTACAGAAGTTGAATTTTCTGGTAAAGTTCTTGCAAATGTTTCTCCCGCATTTATTAATATATTTCCTACACTTAAAAGAATATCTTCTTCACATATTAATTGCTCCCCATCAAGAAAAGTACTGGATCCATCAACTCCAGTGTCCAAATAATTCAAATATAATGTATTATTTCCTCTTTCCGATGCTCCTGCTCTAACAAAAGTTATAACTTTAGCTCTTACTCCACTAGTAAATCCTCTAATAACAGTTCCTGATGTCGAATTTAGGTATGTAGATACATCAATCCCATTAAAAGAAGATTCTACTTCTACCGCATCAAACTGATTATTGTATTCCCAACTTCCAGGTATTACAACAGTTCCCTCACTCTTAAGAGTAAAATTGCCAAGTTGCTCAATTTGATTCTGTAAGGTTGTTTGTAGAGTCGTTAATTCTCTAGCCTGTACAGGGTATCCTGGTTTAAATAAAACCTTTTGATAATTTTTTTGAAAATCAAAATCATCAAAATATGGAAAAACGTTGAGGTTAGTCTGTTGTGGCATAATAGTTTAGAATTGCAAAATTACCTTAATGTCTTCTTTTTGGTTTGATGATCTAGTAATTGATGGTCTATTATCAACGTAAATTACATTTCCCGAGTGCTTTTGAACCTCTGGAGTTGCGATGCCATTCTCAAAATACTGCCCAAAGTAGTATGTTCTACTATTTATTACCGTAGAGATGCCAGTAAATGCTGTGTCGATACTTAAAGAAGTTCCACTTGATCCTACGATTACTGTAGTACCACCAGATCCAACTGATGAAGTAAATTGATTTAAATTGAATCCATATTTTGGATTTGTATTTCTAGATCCATCAGTATTAAACCCAGCAGTTGATCTATCTTGCCAGTATTTTAAAATACCAGTATTTTGATCATAAGAAACCACTCTACCAACTGCTGTTGATCCTAATCCTACTGTTTGAATTATAAGTGAATCTGCCTCAAAAGTAGTTGAACTATATCCAATACCAGTTAATTTTATGGCAGATAATGCACTTACTTTATTTGCAGTGAGAATTGTAGATGAGTTGTATGCTAATGGATTTTCAACTACTCCAACTCTTGCTATTTGATTCCCTATAATAAAATCTGGGTCCTGAAGATCATTTTCAATTCTAGAATATAGCATTACACTATAGGCACCAAGTTCACGATAAATGTCATAACCATGACCGACTTGAGGAGGAATGATAACGTCAAAAGTCGGTCTAGTTGTTCCCGTTGGGACACCACCAGATTCCAAATCAATACTTGCAAAGGTATAACCAGATCCACCTCTGGAAATGGTAATTGTCTCTACTTTAGAGTCTGCATTTACAACAATGGTTGCTTGTGCTCCAGAACCATCTCCTTTGATTGGAACATTAAAATAAGTTGTATTAGCAGTTCCAATTCCAACTCCTCTATTAGTAATCGTTGCTATCTTAATTTGACCACTAGTGGAAGCATTATTTCTAACTGCAGAATCAGTAGTATTAGTTTCCCAATCTTTTGGAACAGGTATAAAATTAAGAGAATCAAATCTAATGATATCACTTGGTTTAATCGTATACAGATATTTCCAGATATATCCATCACCACTAGTACCAGCAGATCTTGGTTCCAAATCTGTAAATGTTGGTTCATCTAAAGAAGGTCTTCCTTCTGGATTTTCTGGAGAAACTCCATTATTCAAGCAAATATAGACCTTATAGTCACTATTGACAACATAATAATTTGCAGAGTATAAATTAGTTGCTCCAGATGGTTTTGATGTATTGGTTCTACTTATGTCATGACGATACATATCATAAGTAGTTCCAGAGGTCCAAGTATTTCTTCTAACTACCTGAGAAACATCACTTGCATTAATTTTTTTTAATGCAATCATTGTGTCCCAATAATCATCCTCTTCACTAAAATTATCTTTAGGTGCTGGAGGATTTACATCCCAATTGGCATCATAATCTGTTGCATTAGGTAATCCTACAAAAGCATAATAAGAATTTGCAGAAGAAGTTGCTGCTGAAACAAAGTTCTTCGCATTTAGTATTCTTAATTGGTCAGTTATAATTGCAGACATTTTATGAGTTTTTTATCTATTTATGAGTTATACTGCAACGGTCTTTAAAGTACCATCATTCTCAACAAAGAGTTGATACTTAGTACCGTTTGGTGATGTGAGAATGACACCAGCAGAAGTATCAATACCAACTCTTGCACTACCATTTACTTCAAGTTTTACTGTTGGATTCGTTGTTCCTAGTCCAACATTTCCACTAGAGTTTGCATAAAGTCTAATGTTTCCTGCACCATCGGAAAGAACTACATTGTTAGATGAGGTTCTGATGTCTAATCCATTTTGATTTCCATCAAAACCTCCAAGAATTGTATTTTCACGACCTGTAGTAATGTATCTTCCAGAATAGTTTCCAATAAAAGTATTTCTTAAAGTGGTTGTTGCAGATTGACCTGCAAAAGCACCAACAGCAGTATTTCCATTATATGTGTTGAGTCCATCATTATTACCAACAACATTTAATGCATAATAACCGATAGCAACGTTTTCTACTGTTGCACCTGGTGTTGTGAATGATCCATCACCAATTGCAACATTACGACTACCATAAAATGTTGCAGAAGGATTTTGTGTAATAATTACGTTATCATTATAATCCCTAGAGTTTCCTTTAACAGTTAATCCATTGATATCTGCATAACCATAAACTTTGAGTGATGTTGTTCTAATACCAGTGTTAGGTGCCCCAAGAGTTAAGTTGTAACCATCTACAGGATTTGTGGTTCCTATTCCAACAGAACCACTAAAAGTAGAAACACCAGAAACACTTAACTGATTCGTAAATGTAGTTCCAGTGATTGTTACACCATTATTTGTGAATACCGCACGATTATCATATTGACCTTTAAGAACAATATCTCCTTCGTTAAGTGATTGGATGGTTATTTTTCTATCATCCCCACCAAGATTGTTGCCATTATAAATTTCCATTCCAAGGGCAGAAGTCCATCGAATTCCTACATTAGTATTTCCACTAAGATAAATTAATCTGCCTGGTTGAAGTGTAACATCACCAACGTTACTAATTTTAAGATTATCTGTTGCTATATTTGGATTTCCAAATGTAGAAACACCAGAAACAAGAACATCTCCTTGAACTGTAAGAGCACTTGTTGGATTTGTGGTTCCTATTCCAACAGAACCACTAAAAGTAGAAACGCCAGAAACATTTAAATTTCCACCAAAGTTTCCACTTCCGATAGTAGTAAAATATCCATTAGATCCTTTTATTTTTGTAACTTCTATTAAACCACCAAAAGTATCTCTCTTGTAAAAAACATAATCACCGTAATTAGATCCACCATCCCACTCACCAACAAACTTTAAATCTCTTCCAGACAGAAATATACTTCCCCAATAAATGTTTCCAGAAAGATTGAGATATCCGTCTGTTAATTTTGTTTGTCCTACAGTATATTGTGAAGCAGTAACTACACCAGAAATATTTGCATCACCAGAAACACTTAACTGATTTGTAAATGTAGTTCCAGTGATTGTTACACCAGCACCAAGAGTTTCAAATTTCTTGTTTCCATTATTATAAAGAGATACTGATCCATTTTTAGTAGCATATAATGCATAAGTGCCATAACTACCAAGATCTAATGAAAAGTCATTTCCTGTTACTAAATTAATGTCTCCATTAGCATAATTTGCATAAAGTGTGCTAGTTGCATTTCCATTAAAACCAATTCTTCCTTGAGTATTTCCACCATCATTTGAAATTCTTATTGTTCCTCCACCAGACTCATTAACAAACTCAACACCTTTTGAAGCTCCTGTTCTAAAACTTGCAGTTCCAGCAACAGAAACATATCCATTAAATGTTGAAACACCAGTTACATAAAGTTGTGAGGTTGAGGTTCCACTTCCAACTACCGTAAGAGCACTTGTTGGATTTGTGGTTCCTATTCCAATATTAGAAAGTGTATGAATTCCTGCTGCTGTTGTTACCCATTGTGATGAAGTTCCACTAGCAGCAGTTACAGTTACAACTCCAGCGGATACAGCAGACACTGTTAAGTTGTCACCAAAATCAATAGTTCCTGCAGTTCCTACTGTAGAACCACTATCTTTTATAACAACTCTAGATGAATTTGCATAAGTAGCAATACCAGCAGTTGTAGCATAAGTTGCTATTCCTGCTCTGGTTGCGTAAGTGGAAATACCAGCGGTTACTGCAAATCCAATTGAATTTGTAATGTTAGTGCCATCTCCAAGAGCAGTATAAATTTCATTAAAATTTGCATTAATTTTAATGGCACCTGTTAATAGTGCATCACCATCTCCTGCATCGGGGGAAGAACCAGTGTTTATTCCTTGTCTTGCCATCGATAGTTATACCTTTAGAAGTATTTATTAGTTAACATAATCTTCATACTTTAATGGATTGACTCTTATTACACTTGATGAGGTATCAATTCCAGCAAATCCATAAGACTTAAACTCTTGAGGATCTGGTCTTGTGAGATTATAAATTTTACCCCAACTAAATTCACCAATATATCTTGAAGTAGTGATAGATCCTCCGGAATAAGTAGTAATTCCCAAATAATCCCAAGTATAGTAAGTTGAATCAAAGAATATTGTAGATGATCCCAATCCAACAGTGCTAATTCCTGTTGTTGTTTCTACAACAGCAAATATTCTCTTAATGACAGTAGTTCCAATTCCAGTAATGTTTTTATATTGAGTTTCAACAGCATTAACTTGATAAATTCCATCAACATATTGCGTTGAAAGTCCAATAATTGATCCATTATTTCTATATGTAAAGAAATTAGTGTTTGCGGATCCAACATTAGAATTTTGAATAATGAAGAAATCTCCAACTTGAAGTTGACTTACTGTAATTGCAGTCCCAACAACTTCAGTATCTCTCAGGAATGAATTTTGTGGAATATAAAGATCAAAGATGTTCTTATCAGAACCAGATATTGTAGAAATGCCATAACCAACAACAACTCCAAAATCTCCAGTATAAGAAACATTTTCTATTACCTCAGTTTTTACTGAAGGTGATTCAAATAACACTACTGGTGGATTAGTAGAGGTATATCCTGATCCTGGATTTGTTATTGTAACTGAAGAAACAGTGCCTGCAATTGAAACAATACAATTTGCAGTTGCTCTTTGAGAAGTTCCAATTCCAATTGGACTTTCTATTGTAACCGTTGGTGGATTTGTAAAAGTATAACCAAAACCAGAATTTGAGAATACTAAAGATGATATAGTTCCTGCTGTGGATACTATAGCAGTAGCAGCTGCTGCTACTAATGTATCTTGAGAAATCAGTTTTACTTTTCTTTGTGGTTTTTCACTTGTTCCATTTTGGAAATATTCATCAGAACTATCAAAGAAAGTTTTTACACTTTCAACATAAATTACAGTTGATGATGCCCCTACATTCTCAATTAAGTTTGATGTTGGATTGATAAGTGGTTCGTAAAGAATTCTATCTTTAGCAACTTGTTGGTCATTGATGATCTTATCTTCAGTTTGTTTACACCAAATAACAGGTCTATAATAATTTGGATCATTAGAAACTCCAGGAGAAGTATAAACATTTGTTTTAACAGTATCTGTTGAAACAATTTCATTTACTAACCTAGAATCTTCTTTAAATCTTATATTATCATCATTTAATGTTACGGTATCACCAACTTTTATTGTTTCTAAAATATCAACATTAACAGTATCAACTTCACTCGTTCCTCTATAGAAAATGATCTTACATCTGTCACCTTCTTTTGGTGGTTCTGCAAAGGTTATAACACTTCCACCATTAAATGAATATCCTTGACCAGGAACTTGTAAAACATCATTTAGGAATATTAAAAGAGTGGCTTCAACATCAATATTAGATCCTTTTTTAGATCTAATCGTTGTTTGATTCCCATCTACTTTTAGTGGGAAAGTGACTCTATTGCCATCAAATAAATTATCAATAACATCAAATACTTGAAGATCTCCAATAACCCAACCATTAAATTCATCATTACCAGTTCTATCTACAATAATTTGGAATTCATTAAATGAAACTGAAGTATCTGTAGGAATACCAGTTGATCCACCAACGTTAACTGTCAAGATCTCACCTTGACCATATCCATATCCAGTATTTGTAATTTCAAAAGAAATAACACTTGAACCTTGACCAACAACAATATTTGCAACAGCACCAGTTCCGAGTCCACTAGATGAAGAACTGTAAACCAGAGGAATGTCAGAATATGAAAGTGGAGAATCAAATACTACTATTGGTGGATTGGATGAGGTATATCCTGCTCCTGGATTTGTGATAGCAACACTTACAATATGACCACCACTAATTGCAGCAGTTCCAATGAATTCGATATTTGGAATTCCTGTGTCTGAAGTAACAACACCTACATTGACAATGGTTTGAATTCCAACTCTATATCCAGATCCACTATTTCCAATAGAAATTGATGAAATTGTGCCTCCAACAGAAACAACAGCCGTTCCACCAGCAGCAACAAGAGGTTGGTAACCAAATCCTGCTGTTGATCCTACCGAAACAATTATTCCGCCTCTAGGAATTGTAGAAGTGTTTACATCATAACTGGTAGAAGCAGCAGCACCTGTAAATGTAATCGAAGTTATTCCAGAAGTTTCCGTTAAATCATAATCACCAATGATAGAAATAGCACCAGATCTTTCTGGTCCTTGGAAAATAGAATTAACTAGAACTATTGCATTATTAGTAGAAAATCCTGAAATGTTTGATTTATTTGAGGTTAATCTAAATTGATTTTTCTGTCCATCAAATTCATCTGATAAACCATCAAAAATATAATTCTTTGAATAGGGTTCTGAATCGGTATTTGGAACACCAGATCTGATAAAGGTTCTTCCACTAAAGGTAGAGTGGGTTTCTACTCCAACAAAATCTCTTTCGTCTGGTCTATTTGTCGTTGTACCTATTGGAGTTAATCCATAAGGTGCTGCTGCAAAATGAAGAGTATTTTCTACAATGTTATAATTTCCAGAAATCTTAGTAATAATGGAATCTTTTGCATGTGTTGCAATTCCAGTTCCAAGCCAAGGTCTTCTTACTGTTACTGTATTTGGATTAGTTCCTAGTCCAATAGAATTAATTCTCATGATCTCATCATCAATTTTGATAAGATCTCCACCAAAGAATGATGTTATACCAGTAAAGTCAAATCTAACGGTAGATCTATCAATAAAACTTGTAAGTGAAGATGTTATTGCTGTTGAAACTACAGGAGATTGTATTACATTATCAATAGATAATAAGACCTTAGAATTTTGATTCATAGATAAGAATCTATGAGATGTTCCAATTCCAACACTAGTAATTTCAACCGTATTAGGTGGAACTGCTAATGCATCTGCTGTCGAAACTGCAACTTTAACATAAAGTTCATTTTCCTTCACAATATAAAGAGTGCTTGGAAGTTTGTCAGTTAATCCTATTCCAGAAATAGAAGTAGTTGCAATTCCTATAGCAGAAGTAGTTCCTGCACCAGAATAGGAATAAGTAACTTTTTCACCGGTAACAAAGAAGTTTTCTGGTATTTTAATTGTGGATGTTAATCCAAGGCCAACTATAGAACTGTCACTTCCATCAAAATATCTTTCGAAAATTGGTCTTTGTTTATGAGTAAGATTAAAGGATCTTCTAACGTCAGATTCTGCTCCAGTATAAGAACCAGATCCTGAATTTATGGATGCATTATTAAAGTCAAGTTCTGTTGTAGAAATTGAGTCATTTGTTGGTCCAATAGAACCAGTAAATACAACTATTTCTGTATCAATATTGGCATTTGGTGTGAAATAAAGTTCAACTCCACCACCTGTTACAGTTGCACCAATCGAACCTAAAGAATCTCCTGTATTAACAACTCCAAATTCTGAAATATAGCAATTAGTATCATCATCTAAAACAATAACTTCAGAAACTTGATATTCATTATTTGTCGCATCTTTTACCGAAACAACATAATATGCACCATCATAATCAGAAGAATATGTGGAGATCGTTGTTATTCCTGGAGTCGATGAAGATGATATTGCAACATAATTTGATTGTATTTTTGAATTATTGAAAATATAAGATCCAGTTGATGTTGGATTATCAGACAAAGATATTTGTAATGTATTAATATTATACTCTACTACGGTAGAAACATCAGGAATAAAATCTAAGTTGATATTGGATCCGGAATAATAAACATGATATGTTCCAAGACCTGCTGTAGATGAAGTCAACAAGCTTGGTGTATTTAATTGACCATATTCTTCAAAGTCAACATTTGTACCATCATGCAATATTGTAATCTCATCCATTTCATAGTAGGAATTATCTGTGGATGAAATCTGAACTAAAACTTTAGATGATCTGTATGTTGATGCAATACCAACAACGGTTATTGGTGAGGATGTAGATGCAGGTAATGTTGTTGTACTAGACCCAACATATACAGAATCTCCTAAATTCTGATTACCAATTCCCAATATAGTATCTTCAATACTAAATGATAAAACATTTACATCATAGTCATTAATTGAACTCTTTCTTGGGTAGAATAAAAGTTGTCCTTCAGATCCACTAATACTAAAGTCAAAAGTTCCAAGGTCTAATTCAGATTCAACTCTACCATACTGATTCAAGAATCCAAATGATTTATCTTGCAGTAAAGAAACTAAAAGAACCTGCCTTTCATTTGTAAAGATTTTATCTTGAACAAACGTTACAAATTTGTTGTAAGTTCTATCAAGATTAAAGGTATTTACGACACTAAATCTAGTTGATCTTGGATTGCTATTGAATTCATCACTGAAGTCATCAATATTCAATACTCTATTTCCGATAGATTCTGTATAATCTTGTAAGATTCTAGAATTAAATATAACTTCATTAGATTTGGTATTGCCATCTATTATGATATTATTTTCCCTAGCTAAGTCAAAATCATAAACACAATTTAAATCTACGACAGAAGAAATATCTGCTATTCCAACAAAATCTCCATTATTTTGATTTGTGGAAATTCCAGAAAAATCTTCAGTTTTTGATGTAACTTGAAGATCACTGAATTTCTTAAATCCTGCAGTGTGATTCAGTGAACTTACTGCATTTTCCCAAGTATTGTATTGAACTTCTGATTTTAATGAATAAGAGAAATACTGATAATAATCTGAATCATGGACTCTTTGAGTTTCGTCATTTAAAAATCCTTTATTGGTTTTCCAACCATCATTTCTTATATTAAATGATGAAACATCATAAGTTAAATCAGGATTGAATCTGGCAGTTGTAACAATACCTACAGTTTTTGAAGTCAATCCTTTTATCTGGGATCCAATAATAAAATCATCTGATGAAGAAACTTTTAGCAATCCTTTATTGGAATTCCATTCTTCTACTGTACCAAAATAATTTTTAGATACAACTTGCTCACCGACATAAAAATCATTTGATTTTAACTCAATATTAAAGATTGGGAAATGTCTTTGAGGAACAACCTGACCAGAAGAATTAATACTATCATAGTTTCCTGGATATTCATTTTGTCCCAGGTACTCACTTAGATTATAAGAAATAGTGGCTCCAATTCCTCCAATATTTGGATCAATATTTACGATAGTGAAAAGTGAATAGTTATAAGACGATGAATTGTATCCCTTAGCAGTTGTTCCTACACCAACACTAACATTTTCAATCAATACTTTTTCACCAATAGCAAATGGGAAATCATTAATGCTACTAAAACTAGATCCTAAAGTTACAACAACATCCTTGGAGTTATTATTAAAACTAATAGAATTTATTGGAATTCCATTAGTATTATTAACTGGAATTATAGATGGAATGACTCCATCAATTCCCTTTGTATTGGTTAAAATTGTAACCTCAGTATCACCTAAAGAATAAGTCAAATCTACATCAGAGATTATAGATTCATTTGATCCTTTAAGAATCAAATCTGGTGCTAGAGAATAATTTTTTCCAACAGAACTAATACCAATTTTACCCAAGGAGTAGAATGCATTAATACTTAATAAATCCGGTAGTTTTGCTGTTGGACTCAGAGTTAAATCTGATGGATAATCAAAACCAAAATCTATAATCCCTATAGATGTAATATTTCCAATATCTGCAGATCTTAACTCTAAATCTGCGCCACTTCCAAATTCAGTTGTTATTGTAGAAACTCCTGAAATTGATTTTGAGTCATAGTAATCAATACCAGAGAATACACTTTTTACTTGATTTATTGGTCCACTGGCAGTATCTGATGATGTATTATAATCTATTCTCGAATTTGTTTTATCATGATTTGTTAGTATATTTTCCCTTACATTATACTGGAATGTTGTAAGTCCTACTCCGACCAGGTTAAAAGTACCAGAATAAGAACTGTTTACTACAGATATAAAGTTATTTCCAAGAACCTCATTATCTTCAATAATTTGTTTTTTGGTTTCTGGTGCAATATCCAGATTTATTGGGGATAATTTATAATATAGTTGCTTAGGAGTATTATTCTTTAAATTAAGAGATACATATGCATTTGTCGAAATACCAATTTGTCCAAATTTAACTACTTCTCTATCTGCAAAGTCTTCATATAATTCAAATTTATTTTTGAATGATGGATCAAAGTAAAAATCAAAATCAAATGCTGAATATCTTTGAGAATTATTTGTAAATGATAATGAAGAATCTGATAGATCAAATACTACACTTTCATTAGATACTAAATTGATTTGAGGATTTACTTGAGAGAAAGATCCAGTACCAGTAGATGTTAAAGTTATATAATCTGGGAATTTTTTAGTTGCAGAATAATAAGTATTTGCAAGTTTTATTTCATCTTTATTGACAACAATTGCATAATAAATTTTTTGATTGGATAATCCACCTACGGGAGAATTTGATTTATATAAAATCTTATCACCGGTTTTATACCCATGATTTTCAATTGCAATTTTATCTAAAGTTGTATCTACTTGACTTGAAATAAATGATCTTTCATTTACTACTAAAACTCTATTGTAATCATCATACTTTACATGTAAAGTAGTAGATGCAAAGGAAACCAAAGAAATATCTACAACATCGTTTAATGATAATCCATGAGTTTCTGCTGTAGAAACAGTAACCGTGTTTTTATATACACTTCCAGTTAATATATCATCATAGTTTGTTGTGAAACTATGAATAACTCCTGTACCAATTCCTGTAAAATAAAGAGTTGATTTTGTCGAGTTTGTAGTTCCAAGACCAACGAAAGATCCGTTGGTTCCAAGTCCAATGTTTACTGTAGATATTCCAATCAAATCATCTGAAACTCTTGCACAATAAACTATAGAGTTTTCTCCAAGGACGAATGAAGAAACACCATCAGTAGAAACTGAAATAGGATTTCCGCCATTTGATGAATAAATTAATTCGTCATTTGTTTTTAATCCATGAGATTGTATATAAAGTGTTTTTGTTGGAATGAATAATTGAGTTGCCCCTGCTCCTGGATTGGAAAAACTTAATGTAGTTCCAACACCAGTGCCTGCAGTTGTTCCCAAACCAACGGTTTCGAATGGATTGAAGTAATATTCTTTGTTCTGATTAAATTGATATGATGTTTGTAGACCAACATCTATTTGGAACTTTCTTGATCTCTCTGTCAATGCAATACCAACAGAGAAAGTTGAAAATCCAGATACTGTATTGTTATAGTTTCTTAATACTCTTATTCTTGAATTTATTTTATCAACATTTAATACTTTAACTTGTTCATCGACAATTTGATAAACATCATTTTCATTTATGGACAGATTTCCATAAACATTGAAATAAGTAACTATTCCAGTATAGGATGTAGAACCAATTCCAGCATTAAGTTTTAAAATATTAGAAGTTACAACAATATTTGAACTTTCAATCAATTCTGGAATTGAAATAGTGACTACATCATTATTCAAATATCCATGGGGGATTGTTGTAAATCCTGTAATAGAATTTTTATTTCCGTCCAATGAGAATTCAACATTAGAAAATTCTGAAGTAGCAATACTAATTGATTCTACTGACTTTCCTTTTATTGATGTAACTTTTGAGAAGTCTGTGGAAGATTTATATGTAACTAAATCATTTACCTTATAATTATTTCCGCCTGTAATTATACCAACAGATGAAATTTTTCCAGAAGAGACTGATTTAACATTAGATAGTTGATTTGTATTTCTTTTATCTTTATTGAAATAAGTATAAGAACTATTAAAAGAATCAAAATTATATGGTTTAATATTTCTCAATAAACCTTTTTCGACAAGATCTACTTGATTTTGGTTTGAAGAATTTTGATAGTTGAATACTATAATTTGTGATTTGTATGTATCTCCGATAATATATGGAAAAACTGGTTTCCTGTAGTTTATAAAAACTCCATTAGAGTCTACCGAACTATCATTTATGGTACAAAAATATGCATAGACACCTTTAGGAAATTCTGGTGTTACACAGAATCTTCCATTATGTTCATCTAAATCAGGTGATCCAGTGTATTCATAATCTTCGACAAAAAATCCAGAAGGATATATTGATACTGATGGTCTATTTTCTTTAATAACTTCAGAATATCCTGATGTTAAAATTTTAGTAGTAGAACTTCCTGATGGATTAGAGTAACCATACGGACCATAAATTGGATTTCCATCATATGCCCATCCAATTATTGGAGAGTGGGATACTGATCTTTGTTCTATTCCATTCAGAACAATTAAATCTGGAACATAAACAGTTTCCCCATTAGCATTCTTTTTAGATAAAATATATTTTCTTAAACTTCTTGGAGCATACTTATGACAATATTGTAATTCATAGGTTTCATTTGAACTATTTACAATTATACTATCATCATCAGAAATCTTTTTGGTTCCTATCAATCTTTCTACATCATTAACTCTCCAACTCTTAATGTTGGCATTAAGTTTTAATTTGGTTCCTGATGGAATTACGTCAATTGAAGTAGAGTTTTTTGTATATCCTTTACCTTTATTTTCAATAATAACTGATACTAATTGTCCATCTCGAATAATAGGAATCAACTTTGCACCAAATCCAGATCCCGTTACAACTAAATCTGGAACGGAATTATATCCAGATCCAAAATTGGTAATAATTACATCTGTTATTGAACCATTGTTTATAACAGGATAAACTTGAGCAGATGCTGCAGTATTCGCAGAAAATTCTGGTTGCCTGTTAAAGTTAAGAATATTTTCGGAACCATATCCAGATCCACCATTTTTAATAAAAACAGATTGAACTTTTCCTCTAAAAATTGGTTGAACAACAGCGTTAAAATCTTGAGAAGTAAGAGTGGAAATTCCAATATTACCTATAACATTAACAACTATTGGTTCATAGTCAAAAATATGCGTACCAGAACCAACAGATGTTATATCTACATACTGTTTTGTTCTATAGAAGAAATTCTTCTCTTCGGAAGATAAACCTACGTTCGATAATTTAATAGTATCGTTATCAACTTTCGTGACATAATATGACGTTTGAGATAGTCCAGCAGCAGGAGCTCCATCATAACTATAAACAATTATTTCTCCACTGGAATATCCATGATTCTTAAGTGTTATTTCATTTAGTGCAGTATTAATTCCAACAGAACTGCAAGATGTCTTCTTGGATTGATAGTTTGATCCTGAATTAGTTACTGTAATTGAAGATATTTTTTTCTTTAATGATGTGGACTTAAAACTATGATTTCCAACTCCATATGAGTTTAAAGATATTGTATTAATACCAGATACACTATCAGAAAAAGATTTGTGTAACTTTATAGTAAATGCATCTTGAACTGAAACGTAATATGATGATAAAGTTGAAAGTCCACCAATAGCAGATTGACCTTGTGGATCATATACTACAGATTCGTTATCTCTGAATTTATGATAACTGCTAAATCCAATCTTATCATTTGATAGATCAACTAGAGTAGATGCTGAATTAAATAAAACTCGATGTTCAAATGAAGTTAGTTTAACTTTTGCTGCTGCCCCAGATCCATTTCCTCCAGTGATTGAAACTTGTGGTTCATCAAGATAATCGAATCCAGGATCTATTACATCAATTCGTAATAAATTACCATTTACAGAAGAATATACAGATGCTCCAGATCCAACAGAATCTGAGATATTAATATCTGGTGGATTTATTACATCAAAATTACCTGATGATGAAAGGACATCTACAGATTCTATAGGACCATAATAAACAAAATCATTAGACTTATAACTATGAACCTCAACTCCATTTGCAAAAATTCCTATTGGACCAACTGGAGTAGAATCTTTTACTACACTGGTAAGTGGAGATCTAATCTTTCTTAAAAGATTTTGTGGTTGTATATATTTTCTTTTTAAAGATTCGGTAGTTTGATTTCTGAAAACAAATACATCATTTGATGCAGACCCTGAAATAGAAATAAATCTACCATTAAATATATCATTTCTGCTTCTTGATATTTTAAAAGTATTATTGGTTACCTTAGTTGCAAAATATATGGCAGACGTTAAGTCAAGAGTGCTATTTGCACTTGGATAGTAAACTATAGAATCTCCAGTGTACAATCCATGATTTTGGCAAAAAATCTCAAAATCATCATTAAAGGTTCCAGAGAAAGATATACTTCTATCATTTGGTGCTACAGACTCATTCCCATAAAATGGTAAAGATGATGATGAAACATAAATCGAGTCTTCTGCTTCAGAATAATATACATTCTGTACGTTGGCATTAAAAATACTCAGATCATTTTGAGAATACGTTATATTCGTTTTAAGTAACTGCTTCTCTACTTTATAACTAAAAGTAGTGTTTAGAATAGAACTGACTCTTACTTCAATAGAATTTGAATTTAGATAAGAAACAACAGTTGCTGAATAATTTTGACCGTTTGAGGAAATTATTCTAGCAGTGTCTCCAACCTTAAAAATATGTTCGTCGTAAAAATTTATTTGATAAATTGGAGCTGATGATGAATCCTTTAATCTGATTGATTGTACATCATATGTTAATGGAATATTGAAGAACCAATCATTACCCTTGTTTCCCAGTAACTTTTTACCAAGGGACTTGATTCTAATAGTATCTCCTTTTTGGTACAGGTTGCCAGAATTAAAAGGTTTTATATTTGATAAAATTCCAGTAACTCTTACTGAAATAATATCCTCACCGAAGTAAGAATATGCAAAAGCATTAAGTCTAATAAAATCTTCTTTTTGAATATTTTGAGTTATTCCAGTACAACCTAAAAATTGATTTAAATTTTTAGATGTGTAATTAACATTCAAAAATGTACCATTCTGTAAAGCAATGATCAGATCTCCCTGCTCAGGAAATCCAACTGTAGAATCTACATCAATATATTGAGAATTAATTGAAATATTAGATAAACATTTTGTATTTGGATGTATAGAAAATTCACTGAAAACCGACTGTACATTAGTGTCAAAGTAATAATCCAAACCAATTAAGAAATATTCTTTATTATCTCTAAGAAAAGGTTCTACACTAACAACAGTTCCTTGTGATTTTGAAATATTGTATACCTGGTCTTGATATAAAGTTCTATTTTCTAATTTTTTTGGATCTCCTTGAATTGCTTCTACAACTAAGAACTTTAAGTTCCTATATTCTGCAGTAGAGGGTTCAATTACATAATCTCTTGGTTTTAATACCTCAACATCCTTTCCATACAATGCCCTGAAAAGAATTTCAAAAGATTCATCAGAACCCTTACTCTTATAAAAATCTACAGATTGTTTTACAAAAAGTCTTTCATTTAGATTTTCGTAAAATTCTCTGTCTTCAAATCCTGGAGTTATTTGAATCTTTAGTTTCCTAAAGAATTCTTTTAGGAACAATACACTAAGGTTAGTTACAATAGTCCCTTGAGTATGAGTCTCAGAATTAGTTTCTTGGAAAGTTAATTCGGATCCATATTCAGTTACTCCACTAAATCCACGAACGCAATCCTCGAAAGTAGTATTAGTTTTTGATTTATATGTAATAATTTCACCATCAATCAAAATCAAACCATATCTTTGAGGAAATCCTGCTGTGGATTCTACGGATATGGACTGACTAAAATAGTCTACATCTTGAAGTAATACTGTAGATTCTATTAAGTTAGTTAAATTATCTACCTTAACATATTGGTCAATATTTTGAATTAAATCAAGTGTTCCACTTTGATTCTCTAAGGAACTATAGTACTCTGATAGAAACTCTTGAACAAGAGGAAACTCCTGTCTAACAAAATCTGGAAGTTGATTTTGTACTATTGAATTGATTTGAATTCTAGTATTGCTCATATTATTACAGTCTTACTAAGTCTCCGTTAACAAAGCTTGAACTTGATATGTATGTTGTACCCGACACATCTGCCCCTGACGAAATTCTGTCCGATATCATGGTCAAAGTGCTGTTAGTAGTATTTAGTTGTAAATATAAATCCTGAAGTCCGATTACATCATTGGATTTTGGAATAGCAGATATTTCTATTATTGGTGATCCGTCAGTAGTTTTGGCAGTTGATATAATGGATATTGGAGAAAGATAAATTTCTCCTTTAACATAATCAATAGTTCCAATATTTTGCAAAACTACATTTGGATTTCCTGGATTTTTAAAAAGGAAAATAGTTCCTGTTCTTAAATCACTGTTTGGTATATCTGAAAGGTATACAGTTTCTGTAATTCCATATACATTAAAACCCGATGACTTAATATTATAACCACGACTGTCTTTTACGTGAAATTCATTTCCGTAGCAAATTTCATAAGTAGACAATCTATTCAATATTGGTCTTAAATTTCTTCTAATGACAATTTTAGTGATGTTAGAGGTTATTGATGGGTGACTATCATCAATTACTTTTAAAAATTTACTGTATTTAAATCTTGCACCGTATCTATTCATCTCAGAAGAATCTGAGTATTTTGAAATATTGCTTTGGATTATAGTTGATACGTCCTGAGCATTTTTTGCAGCATTATTATTAAAATAGACTGATGACTCATACTCAATATACAAATATTTTAAATCTATGATTTCAGGAACTATACCTGAAACAGAATATTTTCTGAGTCTTCTTAATAAATTAGTTTTAACAAAAGTGGATAAGATTTCACCATTAAATGGTTTAATTGAAATAAAAACCTTTCCAAACTGTGGTGGATTTAAATCTTCACCACCAAAAACAGAAACTGATTCTGATTCTGGATATATTTGTGGAATAATTGCCTCATAATCTGCTGGAGTTACTGCTCTCATTTGAGACGCATAAATCTGCGGAGCATATTTTCTTACAGACTCAACAGATTCAATTTCTTTACCACCTCTGGATGATATATTTGTAGTGATTAATGAAATGCCAGAGTTTATAACTCTGTTCTTATTATCAACTAATCTTCCACTATAAGTAAATGATTTGACACCATTACCACTTTCACCATTTGTTGTTGAATATGAAACTTCAATAAAATTCAGATTTTCTAATTTTTCACCAAATACACCATCACCAAATATTAATTCATATCTTTGATCTTCTACTTCTTGAATGAAGAAAACTCTAGAGTTTTCTCTAACATTAAATATAGAACTGGCAAGATTAAATTGTCTACTAATATTACTCGATTGAGTATTTCTTACAGTAACTCTAATCAGAGAAGTATCTATATTTGGGTTTCCTAAGATGTATCTTTGATTTGGATTATTAGAATCTACCGTGAAATTTTCGGTAAGAAATGTACCCTCATAAATTTCAACTCCTTCAAACAAAGCAATTCCATTTACCACAGGAACTGTTATATCTGCTGGAACTACAAAGGAATAACTTGTAGAACCAAAAGTAGACGAACTAGTACATACAACTCCACTCTTAAGAGTAACTGTTTGTGGATTTGTTGTCAGTGCAGTAGTATCAACAAAAAATGATATATTTGCTACGGCAGCTGCCCTTGATCTTGGAACATAACCTATATTTCTAGCAAGAGAAACAACGTTCTCTCTCAGTGTCGCACTATCAATGAATACCTCATTGCTAATCATATTAGCATTGTATGAGGTAATATAGGTGTTATATGCTAAAAGATCAATAATTGTGGATAAAGTAGATCCTTCAAAATCATAGTCAGTAAAATTTGAATTCGATCTAAGATAATCCTTAATCGAAGTCTTTATTTGATCGAAATCTAAGTTTGTGAAATTTACAAGTGCCATTTATCTTGTTGGCTGTAGTGCGAATGATAACTGTTGCGTGGGAACATCAATCCCAACGATGTAATAGTTAATGGTTACATTAAACTCATTATTCTCGTAATTTGGAGAAACTTCTACTGATATTAAATCAACTCTTGGTTCGTAATTATTAATTGTATTCTCAATTTCATCCTTTATAACCGATGCAGAAATCTCATCCATGTTCTCAAAGAGAACTTTAGATACTCTTGAACCTAAATTTTGATTAAAAAACCTTTCTCCAGGCAGAGTAAAGATGAGATTCCTGACAGAACGGGCAATCGCGGTCTCATTTGTAATAGAAATCAAGTCATTATTCAGGGGATTAACCTGAAATGACATACTTATGTCTTTAAATCCTTGACTTACCCGTTCTACAGGCATGAAAATATTGTAAATCTATCTTATTTATCACCCATAAAGTGGTTCTGTACCATATTCCCAGTCATCATAGTCATCATCGTTGCGAATTTTTGAGTGTAATTCGTTTTGAACGTGAAAATCATGCTTTTTGGGAGTCAAATCATCATTAGAAATCTCACGAAGCATCTTTTTATCTTTAATTTTTTCAAAAACTCCATAATCCGAGGTTAAATTTGTGGTTCCCCACAGTTCGTACATGTAATTTTGGTCACGATCCGCTGGTTTTCCCATTTGTGCTCTCCTGATTTATAAAATCAGAACTTTTTACGGGGTTGCTATCCCGTTTTTTCACTAGATCATAGTCATCTTCTAAGATTTCTTTCAAGTACTCATTATCCCACATGTCATAATAACTGGATTTTGCAAGATTTTCTCTAAATTTTCTTAATTTTTCAGTTGGTTGCGCTAAAATCAGGTTATATTTTCCATTATTTGTTTTAATTCCATTAATGAACGTGTCATATGAAGCACAGTCCTCAAAAAATTTCCATTTTTCATGTTTGGAATTATGATGTTCTACCCAAAATTGAACAGTATCCAGATTAAAATAGTCTTCTACGATAAAAATGATGACTTGATATCCTTCAATTGGAAAAATATCCTCAGCAGGGCACTCAACTATCTTAAATTTTGAGTTAGATGCAAATGGACAAACTGCAAATCCATTCAATTCATCTCTAACCTTTGATACCTCTTTGATCCAATTTAGAATATAAAGTTCTTTTTCCGAAAACATAAAAAAAGAGTGCCTAATCTATTTAAGCACTCAATATAAATTATTTACCTTGACCCCGATACCTTTTCTTCCGACCATTACGAGATGTTGCGGAGAGAAGAGTCCGGGCAGAACGACCCTGACGAGTCTTCTTAGGTGCTCCAGGTTGAAAAATAGTCTTATTAGATCCACCACCTTTAGCCATTAGATTTCCTCCAGTTCCAGTTGTTCAATATTAAATTCCTCATCAGTGTAATACTTAGAGGATAGTTCGTCAAGAACCTCAGCACATTCTTCATGAGTGAGGTTCTGATATATCTTACGTCCTTTGTATAAGATATTAAATGCCATCAGATTACACGAGTCTTCTCGTGTCCAACACGAATACGAGGATCACACCAGATATCAAATCCAGCTTCTTTTGCATCGAGACAGAAAGAAACGTCCTCTCCGCACATATCTTGTACCGCACCAGATTCAAAGACTTGCATCTTAGGAGCAAACCAAGGATACTCAAGATTTTCAAATACACCGTTCTTAATCAGAACCCAACCAAATCCAGTGTAATCAACAGTAAATGGTTTACGACGTTTCGAAATACCTTCTACGTTCTCATGATTCATGACTCCACCGTTCTTACGGAAGTCATCTTCTTCTAACCAGTGAGCAACAGATGTCGTGTGACCATCTTCAGTAGCATACCAACCTGCTACGATCTCTTTCTCCTCACCATCTTCAGAAAGTGCAAGATCACAGAGTTGCCAGAACTTTTCAGTAGTGAATACAATATCACTATCAATCCACAGTTGATAATCATATTGCAACTTACCATCCCAAGGAATCTGCTTGGGTCCACGCAGAACATTTGCCCCAAGAACTTTACAACGAGCAAAGTTCACCATCGAAGAATAGTCTTGAGAAATCTGAATACTCATTCCATTTTGAACAAGATCAAAACAGAGTTGCACAAATGCCTTTAGAAAAGTAAATGAACATCCACGACCAGGAAGACAGAAGACAATTGATTTGCCCTTCATTCGTTCCTTAATTGCCTCATAATCCCATTCTGCTTCCTTTGGTTTGGGAGCATTAGCTTTCAAAGTAAATCCTTTTGCCATAAGAAAAAATAACCTTCAAGATCAATTTTAACAGTCTATATATGCTCTTGTCAATACGAACCCTCTAAGGAGACTTTCCGGTTCACCATAAGCTCCTCATAAGATAAATCAGAGATTTCATAATCAGTTTTCATAATACCAACCATGTTCTTTAAAGTGTTCCAAGTAATCTCAAACTCTTCTTCCTTGACCGAATGAAATAAACAACGGTCCTTTGCGTATATGTGATAAATCTTTTCCATCACTCTACCCTCCCATAATTGTCCTCTAATCGAACGATGTC